AGCGCCTCGACCTATTGGCAGAACATCAGAAGACGCGACAATCGCTCATAAATCTAACAAACAACCATCCATAGAAGAGCTAATTGCCAAAGACGCAGCAAAACGTCTGGCAATTCAAAAAAAGTATCGCGGGTAGTTGCAAGATAAAATAAGTTAGTCAATAATGGTGGAGATGAGTATCACTTAGTCTTTGTCTCCATCAACGAAGCAGCTTAGACGTGTATCAATTGTCGACCGTCGGACAAAAAGAAATAGGTTCCCTTATTGGGTTTTTATCAATTTTTGTTTGGAGTCGGCATCATGCCTAATACCTTTCAAGTCACACAGTATGTGTTAGACGACGTATTTATTCGCTTCTGGAACAGTCTTGCATTTGCCCGTACGGCGAATCGTAATCTCGAAGGCGATTTCAAAAACCTAAAATTCGCAACCGGCCAAACGATTAACTACCGTTTAGAAGAACGCTATTTAGCTGGCGAAGGCGCTACGGCGGTTTCTGAAGCTCGCGTGCAAGTAATTCGTCCACTCTCTATCACCAAACAATTCCGTACAATGGTAGAATATGGTGGCTTCGAATTAACTTTTGACCGCGCTCGTGACGAACCATACTTAGAAATGGCAAATGCTCCTAGAGCTAAGCGCCTTGCTAACATGGTAGAAAAATTTATCGCATCTGATAATTTCCAATTGCAAACTTACCAAGCGACTGGTACTCCCGGTGTAGCTATTGACCAAAACACCATCTTCTTAACTGATGCATACATGACCGAATTAGCTATTCCTGAAGACGGCAAACGTTATTGTGCTATCGCACCAAGAACTGCAGCTAATTTAAGCAATGCTTTATTTAATACCTTCAATCAAACCGTCAATACTGGCGCTTTAATTGATGGATTTATTGGACATTTATCCGGCTTCGATTTCTTTAAAACTAATTTCTTAACGCGCCAAGTTGCCGGTACAGGCGAAGCAGGCGGAGCTCCTCCAGCTGGCTTTATTCTCGGCGGTATTGTAACAAATGGTCCTATTTCGTCCGGAAACACAATTTCTGTAAACGGATTAGTCATCAACCAAGCAATTGCATTCAACGTCGGTGACATCATCGAAGTTGCTGATGCTTCTAATGTTTTCATGATTAATCCGCTAACCTATGAACCTTTAGCTCAACGTGCACAGTTTGTTGTAACAGCTGTTACTCCTTCTGATGGCGCCGGCGCAGCTAATATTCCTGTTAGCCCTACGATTGTTACAAGTGGCGCTAGACAAAACATTTCTGCCCCAATTCCTAACGGTGCACAAATTCTTTTGAGACAAAGCCATAACGTTTCAATTGCTTATCATACTCAAGCTATCGTGTTTGCAGCTCCTCCTTTGAAAGAATTAAAAGGTGGTGTAGAGGCTGTTACGCGTTATTCAGACCTTTACAAGCTAGCCATGACTTACAGTTTAGGTGCCGACATCCGAAATTACGAACAGCTCGATCGAATCGACGTAATCTGCGGTGTTGCAATTAACCCTGAGTTCGCAGTTCGTATTTGTTCCTAAAGAGTTCATTACCGAGCAGTTTCTTCCATGGGCTGCTCGGCCCTTCTTGAAGGAGCATATATGCATATCGAAGAAAAGAAAGAATACGTTTTATATAATGGTCGTTCTGTTCCTAAAGATGGATTTAGAGTATTTATTTATGGAATTAATAATACTGAAAAGCTTGTTAATTCATGGGATGAATACCAAAAAGAAATATCTTCAGGCTTATGGTTTTCTACAAAAGAATTAGCAATAAAAAAACCTGTTATTAAAGTTTCTAGCATTGAAAATATCAAAAAGGATGTTAGAAAATGACAACTGTCAGGCAATTTATAACGCAATCTTACAGGCTGATTAATGCATCTAATCCTACGATACCGCTTCATGGCGATGATTTGTCATTAGGGATTACGGTTTTAAATCAATTATTAGAATCATATGCTTCCACAGGATTGCTATTAACCATTGCCAAGACATTTAATGTTCCATTAGCAGTTGGTCAACAAGAAGTTGTTGTTGGTCCTGCAACTTATTTACCATTGCCAGATGTTCCACAGGGCAGATTGGCCAATTTGGACAGCGCGTGGTTATTATTAAATGGCGTGACTTATCCTTTAATTGATAAATCTCGAGATGAATTCTTATCATCATTCAAATATGACCCGCTTCAAGGATTGCCACGATTTGTAATCGTATATCCAGATACTGAAGTTGTTCGAATTAGACTTTATCCGGCGCCAAGCCAATTCTTTCAATTCTATTTGAGAGGCAAATTTCAATTAACGGATTTAACATCAAACGACACAATGGTCGGTTTGCCTGCTTATTATCAGCGATTTCTTTTATTTGCCGTCGCTAAAGACATTTCCATGTACAAAGGCAGAGCTGAGGCATGGACAGATAAGCTTGAAATGATGCTAAACGCTGCTGAAGACAAGATGATTGCGGCATCTGAAGTTAATTTATCAATTACTGGAGATAGAGCTAGTCTCCTAAATGGAGCATGGCGTGTAAGGTCAGGGATTTAATGCCAATTGATAAATTACCAATATTTACCTATTACAACGTTCAGCGTTTTACGCAAATGGGCTGCATGGACTGCGCTAATTGGTATGGTATTCAGGTAGAAGATACAAAGAATGGCCAAGCTTTATATCCTGCCATGGGCAGAAAACATATTAATTATTTTGGCGAAAATAAATTAGTATTTGATTCAGAGCCATCTCAATTATTTCGCTCAATTAATTATGTCTATGTAATTGTCGGAACGCGTGTAATTCAAGTTGACAAACAATGGAATCAGAGGCTGATTGGAAGTGTTCCGCTCGGAAAGCAAACCTGGTTTGATTTTTTAACAATCGATGATGTTACATACGCCATCTTAACTGCCGAAACTGCAATGTATTTAATTACGGAGAATGCAGATGGTACGGTTGCATATCAGCAAATAACAGATATTTTCGCGCCCACAAAGCCATCATTTGTAGTTGCATTCGGCGGAAGATTTGTCGTGAGTCAAAAAGATACTCCCCAATTCTTTATTAGCGCAAATGATGTGGCAGATTTATCAAATCCCGCTAATACATTCCATGTTAATGGCGCGCCTTTATTCATGAATGGCTCAGGTGTTGTAAGGCAACTTGGCATCTTGCAAACTCAGATGTATGTCTTTTGTGATTTCGTGACAGATATCTTTGCCAATATACCTAATACTGCCAATATTGGGGGTGTATCTGCCTCTTTCCCGTTCAAGAAAAATACATCTTATGGGTGGGATTATGGAATCGAAGACCCTTTTAGTCTAAGCATAGACTTTGGTCGAATAGCTTTCTTAGCAAAGAATTCTAACGGTCTTGTAAGCTTTATGGTGTCAGATGGGCAACAGCCAGTTGATATTTCATCACAAGCAATTAATGTCCTATTAGAGAATTCTAGAGATGCAGATGATTTGAGCCCATTTCTAACTAATAAAGTTGATGGTTTTCTTTATCAATATGAAAATACAATTTTCTATCATGTTTCTGCTGGTGCTTTTGATGACTTTGGTGAATTAGATAGAATTGATTCGGCCAATGCACTTGAATATAACTTTTCTACAAAGACCTGGGCTAGGGTAATTGAATTAAATGGCGAGCGAAATAGAAATCAAAAGCATGTATTTTTTAAAGATACTCATTTAGTAACTGTTTCTGGAGACGGAACGGTTTACAAAATGGGCGGCAATATATATTACAATGAATTAAGAACGCCAAATACATTGCCTCAGGACCTAAATGCATTTACTAAATATCCATTTAGATATAAATTAGTCACTGAACAAATATTTCAGCAAGATTACTCAGAATTCCTAACTGATTATGTTGAAATAGATTTTGTATTTGGCGATAAAACATTTTATAAAAATAATACTGCATTCTTAAATACACAATTCATAATTACAGAAGATGCAGCTCCTGATACAACGCCTGTTTTTCAAATTACAGAAGACCCATTATCTGGTGAGCCTGTATTTATAATTGATGAAAATGGCAATACGCCAACATTTGATGATAGTTTCTATAATTCACTATTTAAACCTCATATCGAATTATATTATTCAGATGATGGTGGAATTACATTTGAAACTGCTGATTTAAGGGAATTCTCTCAATTAGGCGAATATAGATGGCGCATGAGATGGTATGAATTGGGCGCATCGAGAAATAGAGCTTATAAATTAATCTGCATCAGCTCGGCCCCAATTGTTATATTAGGCGGCGTGCAAAGCATTAGAAGAGCAAGCGGGGGAGCTAATTAATGGTTTTCTTAGACAGAATCGACTCCGCTCCAGTTTCACATGATGAATTCTCATTTGTATTTAGCTCATGGTTCTCTGTATTAGTTGATACGCTTAATGAAAGCTTTTCTACTATTGAGAATAATTTTAACAATATTCAAATTCAGCCATTAACTACGGCGCAAATAGTAGCAGCTTCCGTTACTGCGCCTGATGGAAGTATTTGGTATTCATCAGACCACGTTCCACCGGTATTTGTTGGCAAAGTTAATGGTGCTTTAGTTCAGTTTACGACGGCTGCGTTTCCATAAGGATTTAAAATGGGCATGTTATCAAGTTTTCTGCATCCAGAAAGAGCCTATAAAAGAGCTCAACGCGACCTGGACCAATACTATCAGCAAGGTCAACAAGCCATTCAGCCTTATATGCAGCATGGCCAGGAAGCTTATGGCGCTTTAAGTGGTGCGATGCAAAATCTATTAAATCCATCTGATTTTTATGACCAATTGCTTGGAAATTACAAACAAAGCGATGCCTCAAGATTTGCTCAAGAAAGAGCTAAAAATGAAGGTCTTAATGCATTGAGCGCAATGGGGATGACGGGTTCTTCCCCGGGTCTCCAAGCTTTACAGCGCGGACAATCTGAATTAGGCGCTGAAGACGAATTAAGACATATGCAACAAATGATAGATTTATATACGAAAGGCGCAGGACTGGCTCAAAACATTTACGGAACTGGTGCTAATACTGCGCAGCAATATGGGCAGAATGCCATGAATATGGGTCAAAATACCGCTCAAATGACCTATGGTCAAAATGCTGCCCCAGGAAATCTATTTGGGAATTTATTGGGAATGGGTGTCGGCGCAATGTTTCCGGGAGCCGGAAATGCCTGGAATACATTCGGCGGGAAAGGAAGGTAATTATGCCATTAGGAATTCCATTGCCTGGCCAACCAGGAGAAGCATTTAATCAGGGCGTTAATACTGGCCGTGGTTTATTTGAAAGCATGATGCGGCCTAAACTTGAGCGCGAAAAGATGGCTCAATTGCAACAGCAATATGAGCAAACACTCGCTCAAAAACAAGCAGAAGAGCAACAAAGGGCTTTGCGCCATCAGCAGACTATGATGCTAAAAGAATTGATGGAAAATAGAAAACAGCAAGAATTTGAACAGTTAAAAGAATTGCATCCTTCTAAGCTGCATCATTTAGAAGAAAAAATAAAAACCGAACAAGCACGCCAGAAAATGCTAGAAAAGGGCGGAAATCAACGCGTGACGGCTGCGGTTCAGGAAGCGGATATTCTTTATAGCAGGAATGACCCAAGACACGCTCAATATATTCTAAATAAAACTAAAACTTACATGCCTGATGAAGAGCAAATGGCTGAAGAGCAACGTTTAAAATCTTCCCCTGATTATGAAAAGATTAAGTCTTATATGGACAATGCAGTTTCAATGGGTAATTTGCCTGCTGCAACTCAAAATCTATATAGAAAACAAATGGATGCTGAGCTTGCTCAAATTGACAAAGCAAAACAAGTTAAGCATGCAATTTCTCAAGCTAGAGATATTACAAAAAATAATCCTGGCTTATATAAAAAGGCAATAAATATTATCGCCAACCCAGAAGCAAGCCCTGGAAAAATAGAAAAAACATTAATTTCGATGCTTCCTGAAAAAGACGTTGAAGCATTTATGGGTCTATCAAAGTTATATTCAGATATTTTAACTAAACAAGCGCAATTAAATAATATGTCTCGAAGTGTTTATGCATTAAGGCTTCAGCAACAAGCTAAAGCTCAAGTCAAAAATCCTGACGAGGTTAATGAGCAAATATTTAAAAATCTTGAATATGAAATTGCTCCTCAGTTGGATAGAGAAAAACCCCTTCTATATGCAATGAAGCATAATTTGTATTTGCCAGCTACAAAGAATTATTCAGCTGAAATTCCTTCTGTCAATGAGGTTCCTTCTGAAATTTCGTCTCCAACAGGCATGGGCATGATGAAAGGAATAATTAATGGAAAAGAAGTTGAAATTCATCCATCTCGAAGAGCTCAATTTGAGGAAAAGGGGGGGAGAATACTATGACAGATTGGTCTTCTCCACTAACAGATAATGAAATTGATTGGTCAAAACCAATGGAAGAGCAGTATGAGCCTGCTGCGCAAATGTCAAGGCGCAGACCTAAATCTCCCTTCCCAGGTAAAGGATTTGCGCTAGGACTTGGTCAATGGATGGAAGATACGCTTAAAGGCCTAACTAGCCATGGCGCAGAGCCAGAAGTTGATATTCCAGAATTCATGAGGCATCCGAGATTATCAGAAAAGCCAGAAGTTAACCGTTCCCCATCATTCAATCTAGAGCAATATGTCGATCCAGAACAACAAATGCAATTTAATGTTGGCAAATATGGGCCAGATGTCGCGGCGCTGGGTTTTGGAGCAATAAAAGGTGCTGGGAAATTATTAAAACCTTTAACAAATAAAGGCCTTGGCCAAAGTATTGTTAATGAGGTGAAAGGGTTAAAGAAAGGATTTAATAAAGATTATAATTCATTTTTTGATAAAACAGAAAAATTAGGTCTAAATAAAATAGACATATCTAAGTCAACAGTTAATGACATGTCGAATGTATTAGAAAATGTTACAGACAAGAAATATTACAAAGCCTTACAAAAAGCCATAGATAATCCCACCCCAAGAAATATACATTTTGCCCAAAGTGATTTAGGTAAATTTATTAGGAAATGGAAAGATAAAAATGAAATTCCAACGCCTGTTTATGAAGCATTAAAATCAGCAAATAAAGCTCAAAATGCATTAAAAGGCGACCTTTATAGAGGCCTGATGAAAAAGGGTGGCTTAGAAGCTCCGTTTGAATATGCCAATCTTTCTGAAAGATATGCAAAAAGCCTTGTCCCTTATTTAGAAAATACAGCTGTTAGAAAAGCATCACTTAAACCTGGTCAAAAGGGATATATAAAGCCTGAAAGACTTCCTCGAAAGTTAAAATTGGAAAGTAGCGACCCTTTGATGGCTCATTTAAGAGCAAATATTGAAGGAACTAAAAATCCTTTGAATCCATATTTAAAAGGAAAACATCCTTTACTTGAAATAAATAGAGCACTTGCTCCATTGGTTAAATATGGCGGAGTAGGCACAATGGGATATGGCGGATATGAATTAATCAAGAAATTACTTGAAAATGGTTAATCCATATTAAATAAATCAAATTTACAAACAATATAAAGGCTAATTAGAAAGAAAATTAAAGTACCCATAATTAAAGCTCCTAAATAAAAGGTAAAGGAATATGGCATTTATACGCGGCGCAAACCCAATCTGGTCTCTCGTGGATTTAGTGGGCAAACAATTCGACGATACCTTTTACCTATGGGTGTTAGAAAACCAAATTCCTTATATTCCAGCACAAGTATACCATGACATTGATGGAAATATCCCGTGGACATCCCCGATTCGGTTTTTGGCCAATGGAACACTTCCCGTCGATATATTCTGGAATGATACTGTCGTTTATCGGCTAGAATTCCGTAAAAATGATGGAACAGCGCCCCCATCTCAGGCAGATGCTTTAATTTATTTAGTAGAAAATTATTCCCCAAGCGCAACGGGCGGAACTCCTGCCACTATTACAGAATCTGTAACTACTAATCAAATTTCTAATGGTCAATTTGCAGAGATTAATTTCACGGCCCCATATAATTTAGCCGCAACTAATCCGCCATCAATTGAGGTTGCTCCAGGTTGGTTTTTAGATTTGACTGGTACTGGCACGCTGCTATTAGAGCGTCTTGCGATAAATGACACAATTGCAACACCGACTAATGCTCCTTATGCCTTAAGAATTAATTTGGGCGGAGGTTGGACTGGTGTTCCCGTCCTTCGTCAGAGATTGCAGCAAAATGGCGTTTTATGGGCTAGTCAATATGTCTCTTCTTCTTTCACGGCTAGAATTGAAGGCCCATCTCAAACAATTACAGCTAGATTAGATGCTTCGGATGGGCAGCCTTTAGCTGTTCTTGAAACTGCTGTATTAACTAATGCTTTTACTGAATTTCATGGCGAAGCATTATTGCCTATTTCGACTAATGCAAATACACCACCTGCAGCATATGTTGATTTTAAAATATTATTGCCAACTGTTTGCGACATATACTTAACTAGCTTTCAGATAATTGCTTCATCAACACCAATTAATTTGCCATATGAACAAGATACAATTGATAGGCAACTAGACCATCTATTTCATTATTACAATCCTCTTTTGCAATACAAGCCAATTCCTTCATATTTAACTGGCTGGGATTTTCCATTAAATCCGGCCCAATTAGGAACCGCAATAGGTCCAATTGCAACAGGGGCAAATAAATCATTTTATTCATGGGACCAAACAATTATATTTCAAAGCACTGATAACAGCATGACAGTATCAAGAGTTGCTGCATCAGGAGCTATTGAATTAACTGCGACGATAGCTGGGAGTGCAGCAATAATTCAATACCTCGATCAAACACAAGCCAGGGAAATATTATCTGGTAATTGCAGTATTAGAATTAAAGCAAAAAGCTCAATTGCAACTCAGGCAATGACAATTGGATTGTATGCTACAAATGATGCTAATTTACCAAGCGTTGCAAATCCAACTTATAATTCTATTGTAGCCACAATGAATGCCACTGGCGTTGCGACATTTAATGGAAATTGGACTGAATTAACCCCTAGAATACCTGGCGCCGTTGTTTCGTCAATTACATCATCTGGAACGGAAACTTCATTTACGGGATGGTCAGATAATATAACAACTCCTCGAGTAGCGGATGCTACTTTCTTTGCAATTGTAATTGGATTTCCAGGAATGCTATTAAATGAAACTGTGATAATTGATTATATTTCATTGAATGCCGGCAATATAGCAACCAGACCCGCTCCCCAAACATCCGATGAAGTATTGAGAGAATGTGAAAGATATTATTGGAAATCTTTTGAGACATCTACAGTTCCAGCTCAGGCAATTGGTCTTGGAACAGGAGAAATATCATGGACAGCTCAAGCAGTCGGAATAAATTCTAATGGAAATGTTGAATTTGCAGCAGCAATGAGAGCAGTTCCAACAATTACTTTATTTAATCCAGTTAATGCCAATGCTTTTGCATTTAATAACCCAGTTAATTTAGATTGCAATCCAACTGCAGCAGCAAATATATCTACAAAAAGATTTAGAATTTCATCAACATCTCCAGCAGGAGCGGCGGCTGGAAGCACAAGTTCAGTTCATGCAACAGCAGATGCTCGTTTGGGCGTTGTAAATTAATAAGGAAATAAAATGGCAATTGCATATAATAGTAATTTTGATTTAACAATCCCATTCAGCGACGTTTGTGCTCAAATAGCATTGGTGCAAAATACAGATATTACTTATGTGGTCCCAGGGCCACCCACCACAAAATACGCTGCCCGGTTTTCAATGACATCAATTACCACTGTATTTATAAGACTTAATGGCGTTCCCACAATTCCAGCGCCAAATACAGTTAATCAGGAGCAATATAACGAAATGCGTGCTGGCGCTGATAATACACAGCGCTATGTAAATGGTGGCGATGTGATACACTTTATTACGCCTACAGCGGCTGCGGTATATGTTGGTGTTTCTCTAAGACAACTTCCAGGTTAAGGGATTTAAAATGGTATTTACACGGAAATTTAGTGAATTCCCGGCTGGAACTCTAAATGAGTCGGTTGGCTTGGCGGCGGGCGCAAATACCCGTGGAGCTGGCGGTGGCGGCGGGTCAGGAAGTGTTACAACAATAATAACAGGACCTACAGCAGGATTGGCTATTGGCAAATGGGTCCGTGTAAATAATGCAAGCGCTTATGTGCCCGGTTTGGCCACTTCTGCAGAAGAAGCTGAAATAGCTGGCGTCGTTTTAAACATAATTGATGCCACTCATTTTACATTGCAACAAGCTGGATACATACCTCCTGGAACCCCGGGATTTGCTG